TTGGTTGAGACTTGTTCATGGTAAGACAGAATGGCCATGTATATATTTGTTCTGAATCGACCGTGTTGTTAAGAACTGAACAGTGTCTCGATGGAACGACGTTTCTATGGTATTCGTGTGTCATATTCTCAAAGAGTGGAACACCATTAATAAACATAGACGCGTCGGTGAACGTGTATGATGTAGATGCACCCACCACCGAATCGTTACCCGCAGCTATATGAATAGCCTTTACTGGGTGGTTAAAGTAGGTCAAATCAATAGACGTGTCGGAAGCGGACATTGGTTGGTGTTGTGTTTGGGTAATAAGAAGTTCATGTTCACTATTTGCAAAGAATTCACGTTCTTCTGTGTCAAGAAACACATACGAACCGTATACTCTTGGCGAAGAACCTAAACTAAATGTACCATTTCTACACTTGATTCTAATTTCAACTTCATGGTATTGGAGACCGACGAGTGGTAAAGATTTCGTCCAATCTTCGCTGAAAAAGAATGGTATTATGTAACTACCAGTGGAGACATTATCACCGCCATCTTGAGTCGTCGCGGCACACGTCGCTTTCGCCGAAGATTCATTGTATAATGTATTGTGTACGGTATTGATAAAAAGAGAATCTAATTTAGTCACTTCCTGACCACCAATCCACAAGGAAAATTCAGTTGGTGAGGTTTCATTCGATATCGCATTTGCGGATTTAAAAATACAATCGTTGTTATTATTATTGTTAATATCTGCATTTTCAATCCACACGTAACTCAAGAGATCACCTTTCGATTTTATAGGGATGGAAACTTCGTTTCCCGATTCAAATGTTCCGATGTAATCCATTCGTTCTGGTTTGATGGAAAAGTTAGTGTGACGTTTATAGTTTTGTCTAAAAAAGGAGACTTCTGGGTTGCCCGTGATATAGACATCCTGGGCACCGACTGAGACAAGATCAATCAAGGCAGCTGACATATTTACTATTATACTATATTAAAAAAATCGGGCGATAACGTAGTAAGAAAAATGGTTGTGTTCCAGGTACTCACCTGGGAACCACAAGATACTGAAGATGAACATTTAGTCAGTATTTTTGGTAAAACCCGTGAAGGTAAATCCGTGTGTGTAACCACGAGTTTTACACCATACTTTTTTATAAAACTCCCAAAGAAAACAACATCTTTAGACGCTCGTAACTTATATACAAAGATTGATAAAACGTGTCCTGAGTGTCTTATTGGATACGATGTTGTTCAATCAAAAGATGTATGGGGATTTCAAAATAATGAACAGTTTACATTTATGCAATTAAATTTCAAAAATTTAGCGGCGAGACGAATGGTAAATGGAAGATTAAAACGTACATTACCTGATGAACCTATCAAGTATAAAGTATATGAATCTAATTTAGATCCCGTCCTGAGATTAATGCACCGAACGGGTATACAATCTACTGGGTGGATGGATTCCGGTGATTCGTGTGTGCGTTCGTATCTCGCACACGTCGATATAGATTTATTTTGCAATAATTGGAAAACACTTAAACCTGTGGATATTCCTGAAACGGCACCTTTTGTGGTTGCGTCTGTTGATATTGAGTGTAATAGTTCAACGGGTAAATTTCCCGATGCGGACGTAAAAGATGACGCGTGTTTTCAAATTGCTATATCACTTATACACTTTGGTTCGGAAGTACCTTATGATAAAACGTGTTTATGTTACAAAGAAACGGACTCGAATCTTGAAGGGTGTACAATTAAGAGTTATACAACGGAACGCGAAATGCTCATGGCGTTTAAAGCGTACCTTACTAAAAACGATGTTGATATCATTACGGGTTGGAACATATTCGGTTTTGATTTGGAATACCTTATTAAACGCGCCGTTGTCACGAAATGTGAACCGTCATTTTACGAATTAAGTAAACTCAAAAATCATTCGTGTGAACTTACGTATAAAAAATTGTCGTCGAGTGCACTCGGTGATAATGATCTTAAAATTGTACCAATGCCCGGTCGATTTATTTTCGATTTGTTTCATGAAGTTAAGAAAGGGTACAAACTTGATTCGTATAAACTCGATAATGTTTCGAAACTGTACCTCGGTGATAATAAAATCGATATGCCTCCAAAGGAAATGTTTGCGCGTTTTGTTGAAGAAGACCCTGTAAAGTTACGCGAAGTTGCCGAATACTGTATTAAGGATACGTTGTTGCCACACCGACTTTTAGCGAAGTTATGTACACTTATAAACTTATTAGAAATGGCGAAAGCGACATGGGTTCCGTTATGTTACTTGGTTGAAAGAGGACAACAAATCAAAGTGTTTAGTTTATTAACAAAAAAGGCGCGTGAAATGGGATTTATGGTGCCAACAATCACTTGGGGACAATATTCTGCCGATGGATACGAAGGTGCAACCGTTCTTGAAGCACAAAAAGGTGCGTATTATACACCGATTACCGCCCTTGATTTCGAAGGTCTATATCCGTCTATTATGATGGCACATAATTTGTGTTATTCAACACTCGTCATGGATTCAAAGTATGACGATATACCTGGTATAACATATGAAACATTTGGGTTTTATAAATTTGCACAAGATGTACCAAGTCTGTTACCGAGTATTCTTTTGGAACTCAAACAGTTTCGTAAACAAGCTAAAAAAGATATGGCAAATTCGACCGGTGCACTAAAAGAGATGTATAACGGTAAACAATTAGCGTATAAAGTGTCTATGAACTCTGTATACGGTTTTACTGGTGCAGCAAAGGGTATGTTACCGTGCGTACAAATTGCTTCTACAGTAACATTAAAAGGGCGAAGTATGATTGACGAAACAAAGGTGTATGTTGAAAAGAATTTTCCGGGTGCAAAGGTAAGGTATGGCGACTCTGTAACACCGGATACACCTTTACTTATTCGTAAGAACGGGTGTGTACAAACGTGTCGCATTGATTCACTTGTAAATGAATACACTTTACGTGACGATGGTAAACAAATTGGATACATAAATGCCGATGTATGGACAGAGAACGGATTTACACCGATATACCAAATTGTAAGACATGAAACGGATAAAAATATTCACCGCGTAGTAACACACACGGGTATAGTCGACGTGACTGAAGATCATAGTCTTTTACTCGAAAATAAGGAGATTGCTAAACCCACGCAGGTTGGTTTAGGAACGGCGTTACTTCACGGAAACTGTGTAAATTCTATTGATACGTGTACTGATACAAGTATTACGAGAGAAGAAGCAAAAGTTATGGGGTTTTTCTTTGGCGATGGATCGTGTGGTACATACTTATGTAAATCTGGTGTAAAAAGTACATGGGCTCTGAACAATTCAAAATTGGAGTATTTAGAAGAAATGCAAAAATTGTGTCCTTTCGAAACAGTAATATATGATACAATCAAAAGATCTGGAGTCTATAAACTTAACGCTAAAGGTTTGGTCATAGATATTGTTAACAAATATAGAAACTTGTTTTACAACTCACACAAAGAAAAGATAGTACCGTCGTGTATTTTAAATGCATCATCGGAAATTATTCATTCTTTTGTAGATGGGTATTATATGGCTGATGGTGACAAAGATAAAAATGGATACACACGTATGGACATAAAAGGTAAAGAAGGGAGTATGGGAATGTATATGTTAGGACGAAAATTGGGGTACAATGTTTCTATAAATACGCGTACTGATAAAGTAAATGTTTTTAGACAGACATGGACAAAGTCTACACAAAGAAAAGATCCACAAAAAATAAAAAAAATTGAATGTCTTGGAAAAACATATGGTTACGTGTATGATTTAACAACAAAATCCCATCATTTTCATGTGGGTCCGGGTGATCTCGTGGTTCATAATACAGATTCTGTAATGGTTGAATTCGATGTAGGGAACCGAACTGGACAAGAAGCGATTGAATATAGTTGGGAGATCGGAGAACGTGCTGCGGAAGAATGTACCAAACTTTTTAAAGCACCAAATAATCTCGAACTCGAGAAAGTGTATTGTCCATACTTTTTGTATTCAAAAAAGAGGTATGCCGCTAAACTTTGGACGAAAGGTAAAGATGGTAACATGCATATGGATTATGTAGATGTCAAGGGATTACAATTGGTAAGGAGAGATAATACACCACACATGCGTGAAGTGTGTAAAGAACTTCTCGATGTTGTTTTAGAAAGTAGCGATACCGGACCACCAAAGGCACTTGCGTTACAAAGGGCTATAGAACTTATAGAAGGTGATGTACCAAACGAGAAACTTATATTAAGTCAAGGTTTATCGGACTCATACAAATCACAAAATTTATCGCACGTTCAAGTTCGTAACAAAATGCGTGAACGACAGCCTGGTTCGGAACCCCAATCGGGTGATCGTGTACCGTACATTCTTCTCGATACGGGTGATCCAAAGGCAAAAGCGTACGAAAAAGCTGAAGATCCCAAGTATGCAAAAGAACACAATTTAAAAGTTGATTATAATTATTATTTCATAAACAAGTTTCTGAACCCTGTATGTGATTTAATTGAACCACTTTTCGAAGACCCAAAAGAAGAAATATTTGGTGAACTCTTAACACGTGTAAAACCAAAACGAAGACCAAAGAAGAAGGTAGAAGATGAAGGTCAGAAAAAAATTAGTGATATGTTCAAAACGCTTAAAAAATAATTGTGTAAATAATATATGTCTTCGAGGAAGTTACAAACTCTTTTTGATGAAGAAGTAGAAACTGAAGTGTATAAGCGCATGGTTAGGGAAATGCAAAAAATATCAGTTAAATATTCAATAAATTTAAAATTATTACTCGCAGATATACCAAACCCATTAAATTTTTGTAAAGGGTTTAAGAAGGATGGTAATCCATGTGTAGCCAGAGCTAGATTAAATGGTATGTGTGGAAGTCATATAGATCAGCCACAACTTAAGGGACCTATAGAAATGGTTTCGAAAAATAACATGGGGATACGTCATACACATAGTTTACTCGAATGTATATTCAAAGCTGGGTGTCCGGCATGTGAAGTATCTAAAAATGAGTTTAGAGATTTGCGTGGATTTATGTAATAATGAATAAATCAGCTATTCTACTAACATCAATTGATACATTTTACAACATTCCCGAGAATAGAGCTACACTTTTAGAAATTTTAAATAAGTCCGGGGGTATTTCTTTGAGAAATCTTGAATGGTTTATTACCAACTACTCAAAGAAAAACAATTTATCATATAAAACAAATGACGGTAAAATATTTAGTGTACACTGCGCATATAAATCAAGTTTAGATGGATACAGTAAAAAACTATTCGACCCATTTTGTAGATCGACTAAAATATCATATACTATTCCGGGTACAGACAATGAAATACATACAACAGTAGCACAGTTAAATTTTATTAGATGGTGTATAAAAAATAATATAATTGAATATATACGTGATAATAAAAATTCGCTATTTTCTAAACAAGCGACATGACACCATTTTCAAAAACAAATGTTTGATATCCGACATAATACAAATGTAATGTATAATCAGACGTGAGACCTTCTTTCATAGTAACATCTAAAACCGTACGGTTAGATTGTAACTGACTAAAATCCAACATCCCCGATGGTTCCACATTAATCGGATTCATCGAGAATGCATACGTATAAATACTTCTAAATGGTCTCGATAATCGACTTGTAAATGGTACGACATATTTAAAATATTTGTGATCACTATCTTGGATATTTGGTATATCTTCGCCGTTTACGAATATTTTAGCGTTTATCATGGGTGCATTATAAAATTCATTTGATATGGAATATGCATCACTTGACGAAAAATTATACCTGTTTGCAAACACGTTCGTTGTTAAAGTTGTACCACCTTCGTATATTTCTTCATTTTCAAATGATTTTTGTCTAAAAAACCAATTTAGCGTTTTTACGGGGATATTCGGAACAAGTTCGAGTTTTGCATTTATTGTTCCCGTTGTAATATCTAATGTTGGATGTTTTTTAACTATATCCGTCACTAAAACGTGTTTTTTATTTGCTATATATGTTCTTTCACTCGGTTCAAGTGATATCTCTTCAGTGACGATATCAAATTCATTTATCGTAAGTGTATCCGTTTCATTTGTAAAAAACGATTGTTTGTGAAACTCGAATTCAAATTGAAGTTTTTGTTTGTGTATGGCACACGTTGGAAAATATGGGCGATTTGGTGTATTTGTTTCGTATTCGTCGCTCTCGTATTTGCGTGAAAACAGTAAAGGTATGGGTATGAAAACGTGCGACTTATTTTGGGCTAATATTTGATTACCCGGTAATAAAGAAGTGTCTTCTGCGTTATTTCTGTTTACCATGTACCTCTTTGTTCTTTTTTCAGATTCATCTAAATACAATTCATCGTATATGATACCCCAATCCCCATGAAACTTTTCAACAATAATTTCATCGACACGCATGGTTACTGATTTTAAAATATGACGACCTATTTGATCCGCATAATAACTATCACTACCTGATAAAGCGGGTAACTCTAAAGAAATGTACATATTTGCTAAGAGATCACCCATATTCCGTGGGTTATACGTAACTTTTATGGTTTCACCAAATGGCCATGATGGTGTCGAATTACCCGATTTATTAACATTTAAACTTTTATGAAACTTGGTAAAATTTGAATGTTGTTTTGGTTCATACTTAAAGAGTGAATGAATAGGATCAGATTCTAAAAGATATGTATCCTGTTTACCAATGGCATTAAGTGATACTATAGCACCTGTGTTTGGCCCGGAAGTATCACACATACTACTACTTAATGTTTATATATTTTTAAATCACTTTTCCACATATCAATGTGATTTGTATTTTGTAAAATTTCGAGTTCGTTTTTGGTTTTCACAGTTTCTTCCCTGAGACTTTGCACAGCTTCGTGTGTATACTGATACGTTTTGATATTTAGAAGATAATCATATGAATTATCAATTTTATCGAATACACTCTTCATTTCATCTTCGAGATCAGAACGTTTTCTTTTGAAAACAGTGAGTTTATTACTTATAACCATATCAACAAATTTTGACATATTTTCCAACTTTTTCGTTTTTTCTTTCAAAACATTTATAATATATGTTTTTCGTTTTTTATACGTCGTTGTTCGTATTTCTACAAAGTCCCTTAGAATGTCTTCTGGACTTTCGTATTTATGAATACCTTTGGTTGGGTGAAATAAATGCATGTTTGTCACGTGGAATGTTTTTTGGAGTTTGAAATCTTTTATGATATCATTACCGGTATATCCCGTGATACTAAAATTTACAGATTCAGTCGTACTGTTATTTACATAGTTCGATATCTTCTTTTTCTCAACGAGTGTATCGAGATACTCTTTGTATTCTTGTGTCCATCTTCCCGGTGGAAGTTCTGTAACAGTAATTTCTTTGGTTGTATGTGTCCATACACCTTCGGTTATCCACAATCCATCGTGGTTACTAAACACACGTCCGGTAAATTTATCAAACCATGGTTTCATAGGCACGACCGTTTCACCGTTAATAATCCGTTGTATATTCATAACTATATCACTCGGGTTAAACGGTGGTACATATGAACTAAACCCAGTTCCTATACCTTCGGTACCATTTACTAAAACCGTTGGTAAAATGGGAACGTAATAGTCGGGTTCAATTTGTTTACCGTCGTCGTCCAAATACTGTAAAACAGGATCATCCTTTGGATTGAAAAGCTGACGTGCACTTTTCGTAAGTTTTGTAAAAATATACCTAGTTTGACTCGCATCTTTACCACCCATAAGCCTAGTACCAAACTGACCACATGGTTCGAGTAAATTTATATTATTTGAACCCATGAAATTATGTGCAAGTTTCACAATAGTATCGGCTAAAGAGACTTCACCGTGATGGTACGACGTCTTCTCCGAAACGTACGCAGCCAATTGCGCAACTTTCATTTCGGATGTAAGGTTTTTAGTAAAACACGCATATAACACTTTTCTTTGCGACGGTTTTAAACCATCAGAAACGTGTGCAATGGACCTTTTCAAATCCGCGAGACTAAAATTGACAAGATCTTTATGAATAAAGTCGGATATACCGAGTCGTTCAACGTTTCCGTACGGTATTTCCAATTCCGAAGGTTTCTTTTCCGTACTTTCGAGCAACCATGTTTTTCTTGAATCTGATTTCGATTTATCAAACGCGAGAATAATAGAGTCGTCCATAGTTTCATCCGTGTTAAATTGAACGGTAAGATCTTTTATTTTTTTAAAATATTCGCGAGCTTCTGCGGACGTTGACGTACCGAGACCCTTGTAATACTTAATTTTCCACCCTTGTTTACCGTTACCGTACCACTGTCTGAATGTAGAATCAGTATAAAACGATTTTGTTTCTGAACCTTTCGTTGCTTTTATGATTGGTGTAACCATACTCACGACAAAGTTTAGTTTGAGTAAACTTGGCCAAAAATAATGTATCATATTAAGAATGAGACCCTTGATATGACTTCCGTCGTTATCTGCATCTGTCATGATCATAAGACGACCATACCTGAGTTCTGAAAGTGAGGTGTACACTTTACCCTGTTGAAGTCCCAAAATCTTTTTAAGATCATTAAACTCCTTGTTTTCGGTAAGTTGTTTTA